AAGTGGTTTCAGGAGCGACGGGCAGCGGTGATGTTGCTGCCCGCGTCCTGGCTATGGAAATCACATAAGCGGCCTGCTGAACCCTCCTTAGGGGATTCTTACTCCCCAACTGACAGCGATTATCAAATCAGGGGATAAGAATACCGCCGGCGGTAACCGGCGACCTACGTAATTCGGGTTACGCGGCATTTCCCGCAGGTAGCCATAGTGCCGACCTTGTTTCCGCAGAAGTGGGCACATACCTGACGCCCGCAGTCACGGCACGTCCAGCCTTTCTGCTTCTTACAGCGATGGCACATGTGGCGTTTCACGTCTTACTCCACTACCTGTAGTTCGTCTGACCAAAGGTCGGTAAGTTCTTCGCCCGTGTTGTCGTTCCTGACGATGAACCGTGTATTCCAGCCCAGTTCGTAGCGGCTGATAACGGTAGCTAGCTCATCGAAAACCAGAACCGTGTCACCGATTTCCGCTGGCCTGTTGATCACCGTGTAATTCTTCATCTCCTACACCTTAGCTCGGCTGGCTCTAGGAGTCAATACTAATTCTAGGGAGAATCCGAAATGCCGGAAGACACCATCGAAGTTCATTGCCGCCATTGTGGCGCAGTGCCTGCTGAGCATCCGCTTGTTGAGGACTGGCTCTGCACTCACTGCGAGCGCTATCAGGACAGTACGATCTGCCCGGTGTGCGGCGCGTATACGCGGCTGAGCAACCTGCCTGACGATATGAAGCCGAAGGCGGCGAAGGCAAAGAAGGAGTCGGCGTAAATGGCACGCGCATCCTTTACCCCGGTCCTTTCGGGCGCGTCAGGCAGCGTCCTGGCCGCGCCAGCAGCGGTAGATGCAGCTAACGGTAATGAGTTTCTGAACGCTGGCCGAACCATGATTGAGATTACGAATGGTTCGGCCTCAGCGGTAACGGCGACCTTCATTACCAACGGCACGTACGCGGTTGGTTCGACCACGTATGCCATCGCTGACCTTGGCGTAGCGATTGCCGCATCCGCGACAAAGGTCTGCGGCCCGTTCGACACGACCCTGTTCAATTCTGGCTCAGGCACCGTTCAGGTTGACTGGTCAAGCGGCACGTCGATCACTGCCCGAGTGATCACGATGGGCACGTCGTAATATGGCGCGGGCGGTTTTCGCTCCCGTTGTGTCGGCTGCGGCAGGCTCGGTTCTGGCCGCGCCTGCTTCCGTAGACGCGGCCAACGGTAACGAGTTTGACAATGCTGGTCGGACGATGATTGAGATCGTCAACGGCTCAGCGTCAGCCGTCACGGCGACCTTTATCACCAACGGTACTTTTGCGGTCGGGTCATCGACTTACGCGATTGTTGACCTGGCCGTTTCCGTTGCCGCATCAGCCACAAAGGTTTGTGGTCCGTTCGACACCACACTATTCAACTCAGGGTCAAATACCGTTCAGGTTGATTGGTCGAGCGGGACTTCGATTACTGCTCGCGTAATAGCGATGGGCACGAGCTAAGTGCCGCCTGTTCGTCAGGTCGGCAATCTCAGGGTCACGATCCGTAGCAACCGGATTCCTCAGGTTGCGGCTGCGATTGCGGCTAACGCAAAGACGACCGTTGATGCTGCGGCCGTGTCTTTGCAGACGCTGGCCTCACAACTTGCGCCCGTAGATACCGGGGCCCTTCGCAGCAGCATCTATGTCAACACTGGTGATACGAGCGATTACATGACCAGGGTTGGCACGGCTCAGCAATTGAATCGGGATATGGAGCCGCTTGACGAGATCGATCCCGAGTTTGTCATTGCTCTTGGCACGACGCCCGGGCCGAACGCACGCATCGTCGTGGTTGGAGTGGCCGCTCACTACGGGCTCTTTCAGGAGGAGGGCACCGTTTTTCAGCCGCCGCAGTCGTTCATGCGTCCTGCCGCTGAGGCTACCGCTAGCGAATTCGAAGCTGCGATGCACCACATTGCCGACAACGTATGAGTGCAGACCTGACCCGTATAGACGAGTGGTTGTATTCGACGCTGTCGGCAAACATCACGCTCAATACGGCAGTCAGTGGACGAATCTACGGTGATATGGCACCGCAGGGCACGAACTATCCATTGATCCTGTTCTCATTCTTAGGTGGCGCTGACAAAGTCCTGACGTTCAAGAGCCGTTTCACCAACGCCATTTACTTGATCCGCGCAGTTGGCAAGGGCTCGTCCTATAACTCTGTGGAGTCTCTGGCTGACCTAGTCGACATTTTGCTCAGTCAGATCCCGGATAACGGCACCGTCGTGCGGGACATTCGAATTTCGTCCTGCACGAGAGAGCAGCCTCACCAGCGTAAGGACATGGAGAACGGCGTCCCAGTGGTCTACCTGGGCGGGTTCTACCGCATCAGGTATCAGCCCGCATTCTGATGGATGACCGCGACTTCTGGATCCAGGTTCGGCGCGGCCTGAGCATTGTCACTCATGCCATAGCTAACGAGAAGTCGGGCGACCCGTTCTGGGGTGCGATCCTACGCGGACTCAATATCGTGGTGCGCGCCATAGAAGTCAAGTGGCATCTCCCACGCCGAAGCTTTCGCACAATCGGTCAAACGTTACCTGAGCCACCGGTCCTGCCGCTCGCTCAATCAACTTCAAGAGAGGCAGATTCGGATGGCCTTTAGCGCAGGTACCATCGCCACCTTTTCGCTCGGTGGCTCGGACATTTCTCAGTACGTAACAAGCGTCAATATCTCGATTACTAGAGATATCAACGACATCAACCCAATCGGCGGTCAGCCCGTCAGCCGCCTGGTCGGACCTTACTCGGGCACGGTTAGCCTTGAGGGCGGCTACGACCCTGTCGTTGATGGCATCTTGAGCGCAATGATGTTGGCGGCCACGCCCGCACTTCAGGCGTTCGTCTATCGGCCCGCTGGCTCTGGCGGCGGCACCCGGACAATCTCAGGCTCAGGCTACCTCTCCAGTTATGAGGTAGATACCCCTGGTGACGACACGGCGACGTGGACTGCTGAAGTCGCGGTTGTCGGCGTAATCACTGACGGGTAATCAGTGAGCCAATCCATCTCCCTAAGGAAGGCACATGGAATCCACTAACGGTACAAATCGCATGCTCACGGCCGACGAGATTTTTGCAGCCAAGGACATTCAGGAAATTGACGTAGAGGTTCCTCAGTGGGGCGGCTTCGTCAAGATCCGAACCTTGTCGCAAAAACAGTCGGCCGACTTGCGTAAGCGAGCCATGCGTATGAACCCGGTAACCAAGCAGAACGAGATGGATAACGAGGCGCTTGAGGCGCTTCTGTTCATCGAAGGCGTGGTTGAGCCGAAGTTCACGATGGTCGACTACGGCAAGATTCTCGACAAGTCGATGGCGGCGGTAACCATCGTGCTGCGCGCAATCATGGACGCATCTGGTTTTTCGTCAGAGGCTGTCGATGAGGCCACGAAAAGCCCTGTTGAGAGATCCTATGCTCCGCTACGAGTACCGGTTAGCGAAAACGCTGGGGATGACGAGGGCTGAATTGGTTCACCGCATGAGTGGCAACGAGTTTGCCCACTGGGTGGCGTACGAGATGCTTGAGCGCCGTGACGAAGAGCGGGCGTTGAAGCGCGCCCAGAATCGACAGAAGGCTGCTCGTATGTCCAAGGCGGCGAATCGAGGCGCGTAAATGGCAGTAGCAATTGCTGAGCTATTCGTTTCCGTCGGGGCCGATGTTACTGGTGCGGTAACCGGGCTGAACGGCCTGAGTCAGCAAATCCAGCGGGCTGGCAGCCAAATGCAGACTGCCGGCCGCAACCTGACTGCTGGACTTACCGTTCCGATTGTTGGTATCGGCGCTGCGGTATTCAAGGCGGGCACTGACTTTGAGCACTCGTTTACTCAGGTCAGGCGTACCGTTGATGGGCTAGACGATACTCAGCTACAGCAATTGCGATCTGACTTGCTTGCGATGAGCAAGACTTCTGCTGGCGGCCTGAAGACGGCCAGTGAGCTAGCAGATATTGCTTCCACTGGTGGTGAGGTTGGTGTTGCCGCTGACTCCATCAAGGACTTCACGAGTCTTGTTGCACGGCTAAGCCTTGCCACCAACTTACCGTTCGATGAGATTGCGGCTGACGTTGGTGTTGCCATCAACGTCATGGGCATTGGTAAGGACCAGTTCGAAGCGTTCGGCTCAGTCATTACCGAGTTAGGTAATAAGTTTGGCGGCACTGAGCGGGATATTTTCGAATTCTCGCGCCGGCTCGGCGGTACGCTCACCGCGCTCGGCGTCAAGCCTCAGCAAATCGAAGCTATCGGTGCGGCACTATCGGCTGCTGGCATCAACCCTGAGCTTGGTTCGACTGCGGTCAACCAGTTCTTTGTGGAGATGACCAATAGCCTGAACGACACTGGTCAGGCATCTGACGAGGCGAAGCAGAAGCTACAAAGTCTGAAGGACTCGATTTCCGATCTTTCGGGCAACCTGGCCGTTGCAGAACAGAAGCAAAAGGAATTTGGCAGGAACACGCCCAAGTCGGTAGTGCTTGCCAACTCGATTGCCATCGACAAGTACAAGCGCGAGCTTGACCAGGCAAATACCAAGGTAGACGAGTTTTCTACAACGTCAGCACAAGGCAAGCTCAGTATTTCTGGCATGGCAAAGGTTGCTGGCGTCACTGAAGATGAATTCAGAAACCTTGTCAAGACTGACCCGGCCCAGGCGTTTGCAGCCTTTACCAAGGGGCTGAAGAATCTTTCGGCTACTGGCGGGCCTGAGGCTGTTACCAAGACGCTGGCCGATCTAGGCGTCACTGGGGATCGTCAGCAACAGGTTCTGCTTGACCTTGCCAACGCTAATCAGGACGTTGGCTCTGCGCTCGATATAGCTAACAGTGCGTGGAAAGAGCAAAGTGCTTTGCAGACTGAGGTTGGCACGGCCATGAAAGATACTGTCAACCAGATCAAACTTGCTGCAAACACAATCGATACCGACCTGATTGGCGCGTTCGACAAGCAGAAGAACTCGATCAATGAATCGCTCGGCAAGATGGACGAGCTAATCAAGAAGTTTGACGAGCTTTCAGCGAGAGTGCCAACACTATCTGGCGATCAGCTTGCCTTCTTCGCGGCTATCGCGCTGATCGGCCCTTCGCTGATTGGCATTGGCACCATCATCAGCGGTATTGCGGGCCTCATCAACCCAGTTGGGCTAGTGCTTGCGTTCATTATCGGCATCGCCTTTGCCATCAAGCAGATTCAAGACAACTGGGAAACGATGGCTCCCATTTTCGACAACATACCGTTCCTGAAGCCACT